TTGGGAAGAATCATTAATGAGATTAAGGCCATATTAAAGCATTTCTGAATTATTCTTTTCAATCCTGGACTGTTTGCGCCTATGCAAAATCGTTTTGAATTCCTTCCCTTTCTGCTTCAGCTCTTTCATAAGCTTTTCAAAACCTTCCATATTCGTGACAGTGCAATGAACAGAAAGCTCATTCGGAATGTCAGAGAAAAAAGCAGGGCGTGAAATAGTAATTAACGGAGCGGGGTCTGCCTGGATATTTGTAAGGTCCTTTAAGAATCTCTTCCCGGACAGATCCTGAGATTTATTAACGAAGCTTTTGTTCTTTCTGCTCTTAGGGTTTTCTATAAAAGCCTCCAGACCTAAAGTTGTTAGGATCTTCCTGGACTTGTCATCGTTAACAATAAATTTTAGTGATTCAGGCATTTTGATAGCGTTTAAGTGTGATAGATATTAACAGGATCGGGGCAAAGAAAGAATTAAAATCGTATTCCGGCAAGCTTCCTGCTCTAAAAAAATTAACAGGAATTTTCAATGAATGTTTAATGTGCTGATTAAAAGCGTGTTAAGTAGGCTTAAAAGTTTTAAACAATGAAAATAATTTGTTTTTGAACAATCGTCGATATTATGCATAAATATTATTATTACAACTTATTGAATTCATCTTCTAATTCAGTAATCCTTTTTTGAATATGTGCTTTTACTTTCTCTATGTCGTTTCCGTGAAACTCAAGCATTTTTCTGATAGCCGTTTCCATCGGGAGATCCAAATCAGGGAATTCTTCAACTGGAATATCTGCATATCTCAATAATATCTTCAGATCTGATATTATTTCATCTAGAGATTGAGCTTTTATAATTTGTCGGTTGTCATTTAAATTTTGTTTTTGAAAGTTTTTCCTTCTCTTTATTGAACTGCTCAATTTTCTTCCTCTCCATTTTCAGAAGATTCCGCTCAGCGAAGGTCAATTTTTTCCCCATCGCTTCTTTTTTTAGTAGTCTTTCGAATGCTGATTGCTGCATGATGTTAGTTTTTGATTGTTTGAACAAATGTAGAAAATAATTAAGCCCTGAATATTTCTTTTATCATCCATTCTCCTTCATAGTCTATATGACTCGTTAAATATGTAATCAGAAAACACACATCGGGCCAAGTTAACGTTATCATGCAGATCTCTTCGAAAGGTTTTGCGTTTTCATCCTCAAGCCATTCATTGACGGCTTGTATGATTTTATTTTGTCTCATCGCTGGAGTCATTTTGTAATGGATTGAAGGGTTCAAAAAAGAAAATACAATCAATATATTGGGATGGAGAAGTTAATTCTGTTCCGAATAAAAGTCCGTCACCTAAAACAATGCTCGTATATCCATGCATTGAGAATGTTCCGGTATGATGATTGCATGAACAGAAAGAGATCTTGCCTTTCAAATCATTTTCAACTATGAATACAAGTCCCGGCTTTGAATTATAAAAGAGGTAACTATATATGAGATTATACCTTTTGAGTTCGTAAAAAGGGCAGTGCAGTCGTAGTTCTGCACCGTTATCCCCTCCTGTAATAAAATTTCGTATATGATTCTGGGCAAAAGTCGGGCATTTCATAAAAAGTGCTTTCTATTTTCAATTCGTAAATTTGATTTTTAGAAAGTAATGTAGGGAATGAACCAAACATTATATAAATGCCGCCAGTGTTCCCTTGAAAAATTGTTGCCTTTTTTTTCATTGTTTTCTTTTTTTGAAGAGGAGGGGTGTCGACTCTCACCCCCTTTTTCTATCCCCCATATAACGCTTGCATGCACATCGTGTAAGTATAAACTCGTATATAGTTACCTAAAAGATAATTTTAGCAAATGATCCAGGAATCACTTTTTTGATTTCGGACCAGCGAGGAAGAGCATCAATAGCTTCCTGAGTGAAAGCCATTATTTGTTCTTTGGTTGGTCGGGCCAGTTTTGGCCCTGGTAAGGGAGTTTTCATTTTGCAAGGGGTTTAAGTTATAATGAACTATACAAATGGTATGCCAAAGTAAAAAAGCTCTCCCTTAGCAGGGAGAGCCTAATTCGTGCGTGAATCACTCGCTTTGCACCCCTTGCAAGGGCGGGAAGGTCTTAACATTTTCAGAGCTGCAAGATACTCCATTATTTTTATCTGCTGGAATCAGATAAGGGTTCCGATTAATAAAATCGAAACATTGTGTAATATTCTCATGAAATATTCCGGCAAAATAATCAGACTGATGATCATCCTCATCACCGATTCTTTTTGTATAGAAACAAATTGCTTCAGCCGTTTCACTCATTCTTCCATTCGGATGAAATGAAATCTCATAGCCTTTGTAAAAAAGAAAGTGCGTGAAATTAGTATTCACTTTGATTTTTTCTCCGGAGAGCTTCTCCGCTTTCTTGATAACGTTTTTTAAAGTAGCCATTTTGCAAGGGGTTTAAAATTTGGGCTTTGTTGCCTGATCAGAACAATACAAAGCTTATGCCAAACTCATGAAATCCCGGAAATGCTGAAGATTTTTGTTTTGGCATGAGCTTTGTATATCCGGATCTGTCTTAAACCCCTTGCAAAATGAAAACTCACTGTACCTGTTGCGGAGATAAGCTGTCTCAAAACGAAATTAAAGCGATCCTGGAAGCTTTGGAATGGTCTGAACCATTCCCGGAGCTTTTTTATTGTACAAATTGCTCTGATGATCTCCAAAAGATAAGCCAGGAAGATGAATTTCCTGATTTTTCTGATGCAGATCCCGGACTTTAGCCGATTTAATCCCCGAAAATTCGGGGATTTTTATGTTTTCTCCTAAAAATATCTGGAATTATCAAGTATTTACAAGGTTTGATCAAGTTTTTTCAAAGAATAACTTAGAATTTTCCTGCTTTTATCAAGTATTTTAAAGGTATAATCTGGAAAGATCAAGTTTACATCAGGTATTTTCAAGGTAAACTAAAAAAAGTCCGTTTAAAAGTCGTTGAATGCTTTCGAAAATTGCTCGAAACTCTTTGAAAAGTCGCTGAACATTCACAATTTTCAATAATATTGTAGGGTAAATCAATCAAAATCTTTTAATAATTCATCAATATGAAAAATTTCTTTTCAAAACGCCGGCGAATTCGTTCTATAACCGTTCAAAATCCTCCTGATCTTCAAAAAGAGGAAATGGTAACGTTTATATTATCAGGTAAAATCGCCGATCCTGATAAATATGATTGGAAAGGCTGGCATTTAGGCTGGAAACCCGGTTTATTCCCAATGTTAACTATTATTCCTTTCGCCTATGCCAGGGGAGCTAAGACTATACTTGAATGGAGGAAGATCTCTTTCATCGGTTTATCCTGGCTCGGATGGGAAATAGGGCTTTTTAAGAGGGTTCATGAAGGTTCACGAACCCAGGAAAATGAAACTGAAGTATCTTTTACTGAAGCCTGAGACATGGAAAAGTTCATTGATATTTGCCGGAAGCTGAGTGATAGGAAAAAACTTTCTTATAAAAATGTCAATAGTTGCTTTTGCTACCTCAGATATTCCAGCAATCACAATAAATATTTTTTTACTTCAATTATTCAATCATGACAAAACGAGAAATATTCGAAAGACTGAGGCATAAATTCCCTGAAAGGGAATTTGCCTTGATGGAAGAGGTCCGGGATGCAGCTGGATTTAATGCGTCGAGATCTGCTGATTATATCGCAGTCGGATTATGGCCCTCCAGGGGTTTAGCAGTTCATGGAATTGAATTAAAAAAGCATCGGGGAGATTGGCTCGGAGAATTGAAGAATCCCCGGAAAGCGGAAAACATTTATCAATACTGTGATCATTTCTGGCTTCTGACAGGGGGTGACAGTGTTGCGAAGATAGAAGAGATTCCGATTTCATGGGGTTGGATGTGCATAAGAGGATCTATTATCAAAATAATGAAGCCAGCTCCCTCTTTAAATCCTGTTCCGCTGAGCAAAAATATTATTGCAACCATGCTGAAACGGGCACAAGATAAAAGCTCATTCGTTCATATTGATAGCATAAAGGAAAAAATTGATGATGCGAGATTATCAGGGAAAGCAGAAAATAAATCTATTCTGGAGGATCTACAAAGACAACTTTCTAAATTACGCGAAGAGGTGAATGAATTTGAAAAGGCTTCCGGAATACAAATACGTGACAATTGGAACTTTCCAGGAACACCAAAAGAAAAAGGAGAAGCAGTTAAATATATTCTCGGAGGAAGATCTAATAAATTTCGAAAGGAAATACTGCAAGCATTTAAAGAAGCTGAAAAGGCAACTCGATTTATAAATAAACTGGCTAAAGATTGGTGTGAAAAATTATAAATTAATCTCTAAAACAAAAACGCTATGACTCCAGAAACAAAATGTGATCTTCCGGCTTTCCCTTATTCAACATCTCTAGGTTTAACACAATTGGAATATTTTGCAGCTCATGCCCCAATGCGTGAGATTCCCGACTGGTTTCAACCAAAAATGGGAGAGGGTCCTAAAAATCCCGGTGATTTTCATTCAATATTTGGAAAACGTTCTGATCATCCTCATAAAGAATTTATGAAAAATCATTATTCTAATGAGAGAGGAGAATTTTATATGGTTGATCCTAAAAATGATGACGGATTTTCATATATTAAAATGAATGAAGATAAACTTCCTAAGGGATTGAGAAAAGAAATTGAGGAATGGGAAATCGCTTTTAATAAATATTATGCTGATCAGAAAGTCTATGATCAGCTGAAATATATGAAAAGAATAACTCAATGGAAGATCTATTATGCATCTTGCATGATTGAATCGCTTTGCGAATATAAAAATGAACAATTAACCAAAATCAAAAACAAACAGACATCATGAAAAAAATCATGTTAGGATTTGCCCTTGCAATGGGTATCATCACCTTTGAAGCTTTTAAGCTCGGGAGTTATGAAGCAAAGAAAAATACAGCTGAGGTTGAACAATACCAGGGCGTATTTGTTTTCACCGATTCTAAACCTGTTTCGGAATATGACTTTCTCGGATCTGTAAAGGGCGGGATCTCTCTCTCCGGACAGTATAGTTCGGTCCGGGATAATCTCATCAAACGGGCAAAGAAAGAATATCCGAACGCTGATGCGCTGATCATGCATTTCAGCACTGGCGGGACTGATCGTTGCGATGCGATCAAATATAAATAGCTCCGGATCTGCTGAGCAACAAAAAAGCCTCTCAATCATGAGAGGCTTTTTATTTATAGAGCTGGAGATTATTTTATCTGCATTGGTTCGGTCCCTCCCCATCTGTTCTTTTCTTCGCTTACCTCAGCAACCATTTTTTGACAATGAATCATCGTATCAACGTTATTCCTCCAGGCTTCATCTCCTTTGAAATCTCCATTCTTCAATCCCTTCGAAGTAATAATGAATGATTGTTTAGGATATTTCTTTTTGAGAGCTTCGAACTGATCAGAGTTTTTCAATCCGCATGAATCTTTGCTATCCAAAACGATGAAATCATATTTTGCCGGTGAATCCGAATCCAGGGAAGGAACAATAACAAAAGAATCATCAGCTCTCAGATCCAATCTATTCAGCAGCTCCGAAAAGGTTGGAGATCCGTATTGCTCACTTGCAACATACATGATGCTATTCCCGAGGCCGTTTAATACTTCGCTCAGGCGCAAACAAAAAGTACTCTTTCCGGAACCGCCTCTTCCATAAATGAAAATCGAAGTTGGTTTACATGCATCTCCGATCAATTTTTTATAATCCCCGAGTAAACCGATCTTTTCAAACTTTTGATTCTTAATATCTCCGACTTTCATTCCTGGACCGCTTAAATGAACCGTGACAATACTTTCAACAAAAGAACCGGCTGCTGAGGCAAGGGCTTTTTTCAAATGCCCGAGTCCTCCGACATTGCCATACATTTTTCTCGCTTTAGAAAGAGCAATGGCAATCGCTTCTTTTTTATCTTCAACTATATTTCCATTCTTATCCTTCAATTTATAGGCTTTCCATTCATCCATCACCTCATCAACCTTGTTCCGGAATTTTTCTATTTGCTCCGGGCTTGCTGCTTCTTTCTTTGGAATGTCCTTTTTCTTTGCAGCCGATTTAGTCCGATCATGTTCGGCTTTTGCAGCTTTAACAGCTGCTTTTGAGATGTTATAAGCTTTCACGCTATTTTCCCGGACGAATTTCCCTGCTTTCTTGGTCTTATCCAGGATGTTTTGAAATTCCTTCGATTTGACCGCCTTTTTAGCCCGCTCAGTCACTTTCTTAACTCCGCTGGATACTTTGGAGGCTGCATTCTTTGCTCCAGCCCAAAGCTCTTTAAATCCATGCAGCTCAGCCCGATCAATGCTCAGCTCTTTTGTCTTTCCGGAGACAAACCGGCTGAGGCCCGTAAATGCATGTCTAAACTCAGTATGATACTTGTCTGAAGTTGGAACAAATCCCAATTCTGAAGCTCTCATAAAATGTTCCTGGAGTCGCTCAGCTCGGGCCATAATCAATCTCTTTGGAAATTCTATTCCTGAAGTCCTTCTCATCATATCAACTTGATAAGACAAATTGATATACCGCTTCAATAGGGAAACCGATACAAGTATGCAGTAGTGTTCTGCAATATCTTCATAATGCATTAAGGCTTTCGGCTCGATGCTTATCTGAAGGAAAGGAGCCTTTGAATTTACAACCTGGATAAGAGAGTCCTGGATCTTCATCACCTCTTTTGCATACATGCAGGATTTACAAACCTTCTGTTCAACTAAAGCTTTTTGAACCCTGCTGAGCAGGGACCGGATCTGCTGATTCGATTTCTTTTTCCCATCTAAATTGACATAGCTTTTTATCAGGGCAACATCATGATCAATGCGAGAAACTTTTTTCTTTGCCATTATCGTAAGGATTAATTAATGAATCTTAGGAAATAAGAAGATCCGGAGGACCTCTATCAATAATGCTCCTCCAGCTGCTCCCATGCCAACGTCCCGGATACGATTTCCTTTGTTTTCCTGGAGCGTGAATGTTCTCATATCGAGCGTTTCAGTATGAGGGTTTAAATTGGTGATCGTTGCAACTGGAATCTTCCTGGAAAAAAGTCCTGGCTTTTGCCATTCCTGCTTTATGTCAAATTCATTGAAAACTTTATATTCAACATGAATTGAATCCTTGCCGGCCAGGATGTGAAATTTCTCCCATTTATTTGAGTAATCAGCGGGGTACTCCGGATACACATTTTTATAGATGATGGAATCTCTCCGGGTGACAACTGTATCTCCCTTTACATATAAGATCTTCTCCGTTGCAGCAGCAAACTTATTGCCGGTCTGAGTGCTTAGGTAAGTTGCTGAAATAGTCATATCATCAACCATCTTCTGAAGCTTTCCGATTGATGAGCTGTCTGAGGCCCGGATGCTCTTTAAGTCCTTTATAGATCCGGAGAGAATGGAAATAGTAGATACTTGTTGGCCGGCTTTGTTCCGGACCTGATGTAAACTGTCAGTACTGGCCCGATATAAGTTTACAACTTCATCTTTGCTTTGGCATCCTTTCCAGAGGATTCCTATCAAGATCAGAATTGCTAAAATGTAAAAAGGTTCACGTTTGTTCATAGCGTTATTTTTTTGAGATGAAGTAAATACTTGCCATTGCTAAAATAATTCCTATTCCTGTATTAACTGTAAACTTGTTTTCGCCAAAGAAAATATAAATGAGCGATAAGATCAAAATGTATTTTACTTCAAATATTGATCCTACTAAAACGCCTTGTTTCTTGGTTATATAAAACCAGCATATTGAAGTCACTCCGGAAGCAGCCCAAATTGCAACCCAATACCAATATTTAGGATCTGAAATGAATTTCTGATAATCATTCTTAATGTCGTTCCCAAATGCGAAATATCCGATGATTAAAATAAGAGGGATTTCAAAAACTAAGTAAAGAATCATCATTGAAAGATATGAAAAGCTTGTCACTATCTTTTCATAGAAAACGCAACCGATTGCGGTTGCAAGACCTAAAAGAATTCCTGTTAATTGCGATTTCATTGTTTAGCGTTTTTGAATTGTGATTATGACCAGATTAATTTTGAATCAGCCCAGGCATCGAATGTATAATAATTTTCAGTGATCTCTTCTCCAGGGAATATGTCTCTCGATGCAATGGTATCCTCTCCATCATGAGAGCAATTAGGATCAATGGCATGATTAAAATACTTCGCATTGTCCATGCACATAATGCAGCTCTGTTTCTTCTGATCGAAATAACAGAAATTCAATATGAATCGTTTTGCTCTCTCCGGGAGGCCCTCATAAGTCTCTTTAGGAATGACGGTATCAAATCCGTCCTGGAAGGTCCATATTACTGTTCCCTTTGGAATTACTTCAGCTGCAAAACATCCCAGGCCGGCAATGGGACTTTTATCAATGTACGTTTTAACTTTCAGCATAATTATTTTTTGTCCGGATCATCTCCGATGAATTTTTTAACGAACTTCTGAATATACATGAGAAGCAAATAAGGCATGAATCCGCACATGAAAGAATTGAATTGATAAAAAGGCACTGATGATGATGAATGAAACAACCCGAGCATCTTAACCATATCCTCAGACATCAAAAGCAATGCAATGCCGGCAATCAGATTAATTGCAATCTTGATCCAGTTGTTTGAGAGGAAGATCAAAAAGCCGACGGGTTTGTTATCCTTCTTTTCATCCATCAGCCAAATAAGGAAATGGAGAGAGATTCCACATGCAAAGAGAATAAGATTGATCGGAGTCAGTTGATTCATTGTTTTTAGTTTAAGTGAAAAAAGGGCAACGACATTTTAAGAAGTTGCCCTTTTATGGTTAATGAGTATAAGATCTATTCAGCCTTATTTTGCAGCTGCGGGAACGACCTTTGCAATTGCGCTGACCGGCAACGGAATTGAAATCATTGTTCCTTTTCCATAACGGAAAGTAAAAGGTTTGGTTTCATCGTTTGGCACAATGTCATAACCTTCGCCTACTCTGTCAGCCAGATCCTGAGCAGTCTTAATTTCTGCATCAGTTTCTTTCGCATCCTTTTTAAGAACTGCGATCAAATCATGATAGCTTTTCAGAATCACCTTTGATCCATTGATGAAAACATTATAATCAATTTTGTCCATTTTGTTTTTGAGTTTTAGATTGTTTACTTAAAATGTTCGTTGCGTTTGAGAGATTAATCTACCTTTTCCAAAGGCTTTTTTTCACCCTCTGTTTCTGCTTTTGTTTCTTCAGGAGCATCAGCCGGCATCGAGCGGTAAATTTCCTCCAGGGCAAGATATGCCCCGTTATTCGTATCAGCAATTTTTTGCTGTGCCTTTGCCTGAGCTTCGCATTGTTTTACGACTGCTTCAGCCTTGTTTCTTGCTGTAAGCACATCCAGCATTTTTGCCTCAATTTCCTTCTTGTTCATAGCGTTGTTTTTAAGTGATTGTTTTGTTTGAGCGATAAAGATAAGAAATACCCCTGGAAAAATCCAGGGGTGTTTTATTCAGGGTTTAAGCCCAGGTAGTTCCGTTCCATGTTGAAATCGCAAGCAAGGTTGTATCATAAACCGAGCATCCAACACGCGGGGAAGGAATTGCATTCTTTGTCGTTGTATTCATCGCAGGGAAACCAAATCCCAAAGTGGATACAATATCAATGATGCATGAAGCATTTGCAGCCTTCACTCCGATTCCAATTCTTCCGACATCATTGATTGCCATGAAATAATTAGTATCTGTGGTATCCTTGATTTCGATTGTGCTTACTCCGGAGGATGCAGATCCGATAACTTTTAAACGGACAACGTTTCCGGCATCATTTCCATTGAGGATCATTTGATGGATACCCTGAATAACGGAAGCGAATCCTGTTCCATCGAGCGTTCCGGTAAGTGAGTTATCATTGATACGGAAAGCCGTTCCAGTTCCTCCCAGGATACCGAAATTATCTGATACAAGCGATACACGAACATCTAAAGCGCCGTGAGGATTATTTGTGCCTATTCCCCAATTTCCTCCTCTGAGGATACGGCCAATTTCAGTATTGTCCGTTTTGAAAATAAGATCGAAATTATCATTCGTTCCGAGAATTGCATTTGCTCCGAATGAATTTCCTCCCTGAGAGAAATCAACTGCTCCTTCGAGGGCTGAAATTCTTCCGGAAAGAGTCATGTCGGCTGCTGATCTTGCTGCTGATTCAACTCCAATAAGAGCATTTACATCGGTTATTGAAGGTTGAACTGTGAAGTAAGATCCAACAGCTGCCTGACTTCCTCCAGTATTTTTAAACCAGCAAGTGATTTGATCATCAACGTTTGCAGAAACTCCGGAACCGCCTCCAATTTTACCGGCAACAGTAACACGGAGAACATCTCCGAAATTCGAAGGAGGATAAGGAGGATTTGTTGAAAGATCAATCACATCTTTCGGAATCAAACTTGGTACGATTGAAGGGGAAGGAGGAGTAAACACCGTTCCGGAGTAATTCATCACATAAGTCTGACCTCCGATGAAAGTATTTGCAGCCGGATCAGCCCCGTTAATTTTAACAGGAATTGCTCCCAGGCCATCAGGATTAATTGTCATCGCTGCACCTGTATTCGTAATGTTAATCTGAATAACGATGGAAGATCCTGGAGTCAATACATAAGGAGTGACAAGGCCATGAGATACATAAGTATCCGCAACGATTGAATCAAGCTGCTGCACGTTTGCGCTGGCTGCATTGTTCCCTTCAGAAGTATCCAACGTGGAAACATCATAGGGAACACCGTCAATGATAATTACTCCGGTTTGATCCATGCTCCGGAGGGCAAAGAAAAAATCTGATCGGTTTACAATGGAGCTGCTGATTGCTCCAACTGCTTTTATTAAATAGGTATTTTCCATTTTTTGTTTTTTAGTTTGTGAGTATTAATTTATTTGATGAAATATTTCCAGACAAAATAACCTCCTATGCCGGCAACGCCTATTCCAACAGCTATTGAAGCAGTCGGATTTGCTTCAACGGTTTGAACTGCTTTTTTTGCTGTATCAACTACCGTGACAGCTGCACCGAAAACCCGTTCATAAATCGTTGGATTCTTTACAGTGTTTTGTAAATATTGCCTGAATTCAGCCATTGTGATTTTCCCATCCTTATTAATATCCATTGTAGGATTGGCCTTAGCAATCTTTTCTGCTGATAATCCTTTTGTCTCAAATACCCAATTATCTTCCGTTGAATGAGGAATTGCAGCCGGGAAAAAGACAGTCAGATAAACATCAAAATAGGATTTTAGATTTCCGGTGTATGGCTTCAGATATTTGTAAACATATTCCATCTGATCAACCCGAGACATTTTTTCGAGATCCCAGGTTGTTGTACCGAGTGCCCTGGCCGTTGAAGGCATGAATTGGATAAGTCCGGTTGCATAAGCCACATTTCCGTCTATATCTTTTGCAGGAGCAAAAGTATTACGAATACTCGCACTTAGGCCAGATTCCGCTTTCATGACTTGCATAAGCCAATCCGGATTCGTCTGTAACCTATTAGCAACGTCCCGGACCTTCTCTGAGAAAAGATACTGCTCAGAAAGGTCCGGGATGAGGTTTATATATATCAGATCTACCATCGCTTAAATTCCGAATCGCTTCATTAATGAGGTTGGGAAAACATATCCCATATTAAAATCATCATGCAGATGAAGGGCCTGTTCTCCATCGAGCATCAATGCATTCTTAGGGATTCTTTTTGTAAGGACCATGCCGGCATGAAAAGGAACCTTACCGCCAGTGAGAGGATTAGTTGCAATATAATCCTTTGCAAGAACATATTTCGTATGCAAAGGATCTGCGAAATGAGCTGGAGGGAGACTCGACTGAGCTGAAGGAATATAATATTGAACATCCGATAGACTATAATACAATGGGATTTCTTCTTTAATAGGCTGACCTTTTGAATTTTTTAGATTCTGATCAACATGCAAATAAAGTACATCAGGATCTTTTTGATCTTTCTTCAGATTTTGAACCACTCCGGAAATAATTGTTCCCTTTTTAGATAGTCTCCTTTCTTTTACCAATTTCCCATTTAAAAGGGAATAAGCAGCTGTATCGTTCTTTAAAATATATGCTCTGTGAGGAATGGATAAAAACATGATTTTTTGTTTTAGGTGAAAATTAAGAAACAGCTGAATTATAATCATCAGCTGTAACGATTAGCGCATTGTTCGAATCAATTTCTTTGTGCATGAGCGTATTTACAACTTCTTTAGTCTGGAAGTTTTCCAAGTGAACAAATTCAGCTGCAACCCACATTTTTTTCGTTCCAAGACCGGAAACAATTCCGGTAAATTCATAAAAAAGAGTGCCTCCGGTTGAATTCGTTCCGGTATAGAGCTGATGATTGCCGGTAAGGATACCTAAGAATTCACCTGATTTTATATCCTTTGCTTCTTTAATGATATTATCAGTCCTTATTGTTGAAGTATTAAGCGTAAGTGCGCTAAAAATGACAGAAGGATCTAATATAGATGAAGCAGCAGCTCTTAGAACACTCGATCCTAAAATCTTAGGGGACTTCCGAATATGGGCTGGAGCATTGGCATAAACAACGACAATGTTTTTAGTCGTATCAAATTGATTCTTTGCATTTGTAGGGGATTTACCTGGAGTGGTATCACCTAAATTCAATGCATTGAAAAATTCGGTTTTCTTTACTGCTCCGAGAAAATCAAGAAAATCCTCTAAGTTTCCATGTCCCTGAGCATCGAATTCTTTGGAAACGTCTGCAAAGGGAATTTTCTGCTCAGCAAGCTCTTTGGCAACCTGGATAGGCGTATCATAATCATTGCTATACCAATGTTTGCAACTCCAAAGCGTTGAAGCTGCCTGAGCAGCTGTACTGATTCCTAATCTTCCGGAAGCTTGCTGAGCAGTGTAATTATCATACCAGTTTTTTCCCAGCCAGATAAGACCTCCAGCTAATCCCAAAAACAAAACCGCATCTCCAATTGTGGTATCGGATTTGTGGCTCTCTTCTCTGTAAACTACCGGGGATTCATGCTGAAGCTCTTCCATATTTTTCTATGTTAATGCAGCTCGTGCAGTATTAATAAATTCAGGTTTTTCCTGGATTGCTTTTGCAAGCAATTGAATATCGGAATAACTCAGTTTCTTCATGATAGCTGTGATTGCTTTCATTGTATTCAAACATCTTTCATCTGAATCCTGAGTAATATTTAAATTATACGTTTTTGTAACTGGCATAGCGTTATTTTTTATGGTTAATTTTTCGATTGCTTAAACTGCTTCTGTTTTTCCTGCCTCTTCCTTTTCACGCTCCAGGATCTTCCCTGTGAAATAAATCAGATCTGTAAGTCTGCTCATGATCAATTTAGATTCATCGGAAACCAAGAAAGTGAGGAGAGTATATAAAACCTGATATTCACTGAAAGAAAGTGATTTACAGAAAGCGTGAATGGTTTTCAATGCCTCAGCATGTTTAGGATCGAAACCTTTGTATTCTTCTTCTCCGGAAGCTTCAGAGAAAGAAGCATCGCCGGCTGTACCTGAATCAATGTTTCTTTGACCGTCTGCCATGATTTCAGCGATCTGCTGAGCATTAAGACCGAAACCAACTGTGAGGAGCTTAGGATAGGTTTTAACAATGCCTAAAGCAGCTTTTTCAATTGCTGCGGTGAGAAGGGTTTCAATTGGCTTAGGAGCTATTTTCTTTTCGAGCAGATCTGCTGCGTTTCCGATCTCAGCATCATGATCGAGGATCTCTTGTCTTAAATCATTGATCTCATCGGTAAGATCCGCAATAATCTGATCTTTCTTATCAAGTTCCCGCTCATGCTTTAACTCCTTTTGACTCATTGCATAAGTATGCTCCAGGTCCTTAAACTTCAAAGCCATCGCTCCGCTGTCTGAAGAGGAAATTCCTTCTCCGCTTTTAGTGAGAGATGCAAGTTGATTTTTGATCTCATCAATTGTTCCGGCCAGGGCATCGGTCTTTTCTTTCTCTTTTCCCTCTTCTTTTTCTTCCGTCTTTTCAAGGCCCTTTTTCAAATAGCAAGTGTGTTTATCCTCATTGCCATTCTTCGTAATTTTTGAACCTCCATAAATTTCAATCTTCAGAGCATCGGGTTCATATTGCGTTTCGATCTCCATAAGAGTTTCCTCAAATGCAGATCCAGGCTGAGGCAAGAAAGCAACTTTCTCCCAGGAACCTTTACTTAAAACATGAGTGACTCGGAAATGCTGAGCAGGAACTTGTTTCCATGCTCTCATACCGGAGGGAACCGGCTTTTTTGAACGTTTCTCATTTTCAGCAGCTGCTATTGCTTCGCTTTCGATTAAACGTTTTTTGATCTGCTTTAGAACAGGGCAGTCCTGGTAAATTTCTTCAGGTGTTTTCATAGCGTTTTTTGATTTAGGTTAATTGTTAATTGAGAACGCATAGTTTTTATTTTGCGTTTATCGTTTTTCCTTGCGGAATGAGTTTGAATAATGAGCGATAGGCTTGAAATGCCTGGAGATCTTGCTGTATCTTCCCCTTTGTTCTTTCTTTTCTTCCTGGAAGTGTGCAATCACTTCCAATTGCTGCTCAGAGAGAACATCAACATCATGAGGAGTCAATTTGATACGCGGAATAACACGCATGAATTCCAAAATGAATGCTGCGCCGGTTGCGCTTATCGTAACGTTTCCGGTAAATTCACGCTGATTGGCGTAATTGTAATTTGCAAATGCTGCTGATTCATCTGCATTCTGCAATTCCTGATCAGAAACAATCGCTAAGGTTGCGGGAACTGTTTTTGAAACCAGGTAATAATATTCGTTCTGAATATTGATTTGCAAAAATGGATTTCCAGAAACAACGGGGACATTAACGATCAATGGTTTGAAAGTATAATTTTCAAAGTCCATCTCCTTCATTCGAAGGGCAATAAAATCCATTAGAAATTTATCGTTCATCGTTCAATGTTTAAGCTTCTGTTTTTTCTTCCGGAGTTTCTTCAGGAGATACTTCTTTCTTCTCTTCCTCGATAATTGTTTCAGCAACTTCCTGTACTCCTCGGAGATATACCTTAACAGTCATGGGAACTGCAACTCCAATGATGGGACGCTGATCAATGTAATAGCCTTCGAAATACGTTCCTCCTTTAACAGGTTCGATCAATCTTCCGAAAGTGTAACCTCTTTTTTTCCTTCTCGGATTATCGGTGAATACCGTCATCAAGATAGGATTTGAAGCTTTGCTATTAAAGGATAAGGATAATCTTCCAATTGGAGCTGGAGCAACTGGATTGATGAGTCTCATTCCGGGGGCACTTACTATTGCGGTCTGGCCTATTGCTCCATTGATCGTTTCACCAATCTGAAACGTTCCGGAGGTAGCGTAAATATCGAATCCGGGAACATGATCCAGAATAACGATTGCAGTTGCTCCGCTGGTAACTCCTGTAATTACTGTTCCCGGAGCGAATGGCCCTCCAACCGGAGTATTATAATTCAATGTTCCCTGAGGAGGAGATTCTTCAGTAACGGAATATCCATCAACTATCAAAAGATCCTCATCAATCTTCTGACTGAATTTAATGGGTTGGCCCGTTCCCTGAGCGGGAACGGGTATATCAATAACTAAATACTTTACTCTCGTTCTCGTTTTCATAGCGTGATTTTTAAATTAATACAATTAAAAAATCAAACTATTAACTGAGAGGAGTTTCAAGTAATAAGTAAACGTTTACGGTATAAGGATAAACTGTGCCGGCTGCGCTCTTGTCCTGGACAGTCACATCAACTACTGAATTGGCTGCATCTTCATCAACCCGTTCATCATAGCGATCATTTACGCCTACATCCTGGCCGGTTGTATTCATTTTGATTTCCCAGCCATTAGGGTAAATCTCTCTCCGGTTAACTTCGAATTTCGTAAATATGGCATTTGTTTCTGCGAACTGATCAGAACAAGTAATACCAATGCCTTTTACCTTTTGATAATTGCGATCGGTTGTTGCGTTCTGAAGAGATGTTGCTTGTCCTGCCCCTGCAATAACAATAGGGAAGATCTGGTATTTTGTAAACCGGAGGGTTGAATTTACTTTTGGAGTATCCATGAATTTTTTTGGATTTGGTATTGTTTGTAAAAAGGTTTATCGCTGACTGTCCTAAGACAGCCAGCGAATTGACCTATTTCCGAAAGCGGAAAGGGATTAACGCTATTAAACCCGTTCCGGAGCTTCCGGGAAACCGTTTAGTACGGCTGAACTGTTTGTCCGATCATGAGGAACTTCAGATTGGTGTTGGCAACTGTGTTCTCGGAGAAACGCAGGTCCATGATAATATCAATCTGTGGTTCGATCCATTTTGGTGAATCGAGTTCATACACACCCTGGTCTACATCAGTACGGTTTGTTGTGTTGAAGATAGCCAGGGAGGTATCTTTTGGCATCAAATATTTACCGTTTGCTTTGAATTCGAAATCACCGTTGGATACGGCAATCGGAATAACTCCGAAAGAAGCATTCAGGGAAGATGCATCAACACCGGAGGTAAGTCCGATATGTGTGCAAAGGAACCACTGATCTTTATCGAATTTCTGGAAAGCGATGTTTCCAACTCCGGGAGCTTTTGTATCTGTGTTAAGCAGCATACGAACTGAGTTTACAGCGTTAGCAACTTTTACTGCATAGTAAAAGGAATCTACAAGCTGCAAACGTTTTTCAGTCAATCCTTTCTGAATGTCAGGAGGAAGCATTCCGATACGCATTGCTGCTTTATCGCGTCCTGTGTGACCTCCGGAAGGAGCAATATGGGGCTGTCCCTTACGCAGAACCTGTTGGAATGCTGCGGTCTGCTCTCCGGTTGTCGGAAGAGACATGATCTGTCCAAGCAGATTTTCTGTCTTGGTAATGTCTGCGTATCCGATTCCCATCAGGGCATCTGCATCACGCAGTAACGATTGTGTGTTCTGATCCATTTTGATTTTGATTAAAAATTTAATTGATTAATTTGTGAATTGTTGCTTGGTTTACACTCTTTGCAATTGACTAAACGTAATCAGCTGCGTTCAAATTCATTGCGCTCGTGTGTTCTGTTGCGCCTGTTCCTTTGAATGCATTTTCGGAATTAGGACGCTCTTCCAGAGCAGGGAGTTCAATTTTGAACTTGTTTTTTTCGATCATCTTCGAGAGATCGTTGGCTTTGTTCTGGTAATAATCAGCAGCCTTTTTGTGTTCGGCAATTTGCTTACTTACTTCATCATCTGCTGCTCCCAGGCCGGCAAAAATGTCTTTTTTAACGAAGACTTTAAAACCGCTGACAGCACCGCCGAATCCCATACCCCAACCGAGGCCGTTTACGAATGATGCGCCGGCTGATTTATCGCCATGCGTGGCATAAATCAAACCTACTCCTGCTCCGAGCATGAGGGCTGGTTTAACAAGTGTGAGAGGCTGGAATGCTGCATTAGTTTCATCGACCTGCATTCCAGGAATCATGTCGAGTCCGTATCCGAGAGCGGAAGCTGAAATCAAACCCAATACTGCACCAATGGGTCTGGTAACTTCGCCACTCATTCCGGCTTTAACAGCAGCCATCTTTTCAGCTCCTGCCAGACCTTTCTTGCCTTTCTTTTTGGCCTTTTTGGTCTTGTGTGGTTTGGGTTTTGTTGACATTTGTTTGTTGTTTTTGATTTGATTAATTGAAAACTGTGAATTATTTTAATGCCACTTTGCGGACTTTCTTATGTCCGGAAAAATTGGTTTTCCTTTTTTTGCGTTTCTTAGGTCCATCGAGTTGCTGAATGCATCCTGTTCCATTGAGACGAGCTTGTTTTTTTCCTGGAGTCAAGAAATCAACAACCGCTTTTCTCGGACCGGGGAATGCAAGAATAATAGCAGCTGTTGCAGTTATTCCGAGCAATACAGATGTTCCGGGATTATCAACGATGAATTTTCCGAGATCCTGAAAAACTCCTCCCTCAGGTTCTTTTTTCTTCGCAACATTTCCTCCAGCTTTTTCTTCACTTGAAAGATTGATCGGATCTAATCCGAAAGATTTTAAAAGGGAGTTCGCTGTATCAGCTGCATTTGTCAATTGATCAGCACGAGCTTTAAGAGTTGGATCATCCGGAGTCTGATCAGCCAAATCACCGGCTGCATTCGCTGCATCAACTTTATCCGCAACATCAGCGATCTTTGTATAATCATCATCTGCCTTTGTAGCTGCTTCTCTTAATTCGCTTGCCTTTGAAAGCTTATCAAGATCGCTGGTATCAGCAGCTGAATCAGCTTCAGCCTGAGTTGCAGCTGCATCAGCTGCATTCTTTGCATCGAGAGCAGCAGATTTTGCAGCATCATGAGCAGCCATCGTTGAAGAATCTCCCTGCTCTTTCTTAACCATTGATTGAACATCAGTGATTGGAGTCTCTGCTTTGTGACGAGTGAAAAATTTCTTGATAGCAGCCCACATCCGGGCTAAAAATCCCTTGTGTTTGGTTTCATCTGCCGGCACGTTATCCGCAACATCTGATCCATCTCCCGTTGCTTCGCTTGTATCGGTTGAAGTATCTGTTCCGGAGTCAGTCCCGGAATCAGTCCCGGAATCAGTTCCCGCATCTGTCCCTGCATCAGAGGTATCATCACCAAGTCCGTTTGTTGTCGCTCCCGAGTCATCAACTGGAGCTTGAGGAGGCGCGACAACTATGCGTCTGCGTCTAACACGATGAGCTTGCGTTGCTGCATGATAATCTTTGTTTGAAAGACCGGCTGAATTAATCAAAGAAATCATCTTCAGAAGAACTCCAGCTGCTGCAATGATTGTCGTTGCAACCGTGTAAGGTTCGCCCAGGGAATCAATACCGGCAAGACTTGCCTTTCTGCTGGCCCGTCCTGTCTTAATTGCATTCTCCAGCTTTCCGCGTTTTCCTCCAATGTCCTCAAAAATGCCGGCAACTTTATCCAGAGCATTTTTTGATTTCATCCAAAGATCATGAGGTACACCTTTCTTCAGAGCTTCAGCTTCAGTAAGAAGAGCAGGAAGCAATTTCTGAGCGATGTAAAATACATTTTCCTTCATGAAGAGGAGTACACCAATCCGCATCAAAAGAGTTAGCGGGTTTGACATGATCAGGAATTTCTTCAGTAATGCACCGGCTTTTTTTGCAAACTCTTTCGCTTTTGTCAAAGCGATCTTTGCGCCGGCACTGATTTCTTTTCCTACCTTCTTCACATCTGCAACAACCGAATTTTTCACTTTATTCGCTGCTGCAATGATTTTTTTATTTACCGTAACTGCTGTTTTGACAGCGTTGTTTACTGTTTTGAAAAAAGATTGGCCTATCTTTTTAAGGCTGAATCTTCCCAGGCCGGCAAGTACTTCCTGATATTCCGGATCTTCATCATACTCCGCTCCTGCTTCGAAATGAGCAGGACCCATTCCAGGAACATAATAATCATTCATGTCCTCAGCGCATCCGATTCCTTCAGACTTGTTCCAACGATCTTCTTCAGCTTCCAGGGCATCGAGTGCTTTTTGACGGTTTGGAGTATTCCATGCCTTAATAGCATAATCGAGCATCTTCAAATGATTCTCTGCTCCTCCAACAACTGAAAGCGATTCCGGATTCTTCGAAGCTGCTTCCCTGGTCTGAAGTAAATGCTGATAAATCGCTTGCATAAGAGGAGAATCATTCAGAGGGTCCGGACCTCTTAAATTTCCGTTTGCATCGGCCATGTTATCAATGCCGGCATCCATTTTATCAAAATGACATCCGGAGAGAACTTTCTTAACGTCATCAAAATTATTGATAGTCGAATTTTGAACACCGCTCAAACGTGCGATGGGAATTCCTGCTAATGAAGTATTTGCTTCCATTTTATGATCGAATTTTCTGGAGTAAGGTTTCTCATAGTTGAATTTATCAACTACGCAATCAATGATGAAAAATTCTTCGGGACGGTTTGGAAGAGGGACAGTAATATAAACATGCTGCCATCCTCCGGAGTAAGCAGTAATGCGGAGCTTATGATCAATCTTTAAATTCGAGAGGATAGAGCTTCCCATGATTGCCATGCAATCGCAATCTCCTCCTGTTTTACGATCATACCAGAGTCGGGCCGGTTCACGGAGCTGTTCAAGTCCATCCTCATCCGGAACATACTGAATATGATCATAAATGAAATTCCAGATCTTCCGGCAAGTAGTTCCCAGGTCCTTATCTTTCAATAAAGGAGCAATCTTCGCTGTCTGATCGAGAGTTTCATCAACTATCTTTTCCATCTCGACAACGGTTTTATAGACCGTCCCATTGGAATTGACAATTTTATCTTTCAGATTTGGCTTAGGGAAAAGTTTATCATACTCCGTTCCAGGTTTAAGCTTCCTCTCGCTTGTTGCGACAAGTCCTAAACGCTGAATTTGGTATGTTGAGGATTCGCTCATTTGGTGCGGGGATGTTTGGGAGCCGATTTACTTTTTTTCCACTTCTTCAGCTTAATGAGTCCTTTGGTCCCATATACTTTTATTACCAGCGTTGTACATGCAGCAATCACACAATGAAAAAAGTAAACGGTTAAATCAGTCATAAACGGATGATGTATATAAGGAGTCTGCAACTGATTTATAAAAATATGATGTTGAAAAGGGGAATTTCCGGAGGAAACCATGTGTAAACTGAATAGAATCCCGAAAAATACAGCGAGAAAATTTGTCACTCTGTCAAAAATCATATCCTCATTTTGCGTTAATAACATTTTTCAGATTTCTGTTCCTACAAATGTTATCAACTTTAAAAGAATGATTCCGGGCTGATTAAGTTTAGTTGAGGCTGATTAAGTCTAGTTAAGTAAATTCAAGGCTGATTAGGATTAATTCAATCCGATTATCATCAAATTTGCTCTGAATCAAAAACATAGAAAAATGGCAAACGAATCAAAAATGTTCCCTTTTTTGAGAAAATGGGAGGGGAAATACGCAAATAATCCTGCTGATCGGGGAGGAGAAACAATGATCGGAGTAACTTATACTCTTTGGTGTTCGATCTTTGGAACTGATTGCCATGATCGCTTTCTCGCAATGGCCCCGGAAGATTGGGAAAAGTGTACGGCTTATTTCTGGAATGCTGTTCTCGGAGATCAGATCATCTCTGAGCGGATCGCTCATACTATGTTTGATTGGGCCTGGGGATCTGGAAAATACAATCCTGATCATGATCTACAACACATCCTCAATGTTTGCTTTCATGCCGGCTTAGTTGAAGATGGAAATCCGGGGAAGCTTACCCTGGATGCAATCAACTCAGCAGATGAACCTACCCTTTGGGAAGCTCTGAAGAAAGCAAGATTCCAATATTATCAGGATTGCGTGACAGCTCATCCTCAGAATGCGGAATTCTTAAACGGATGGAATAACAGGATGAATGATCTGATCTTGTTTGAAGAGAATCCTGATGCATGGACCGCATAGGAAAAAGGAGGTACGAAAAAACCCGAGCAGATCTGCTCGGGTTTTTTATTGCTTACATTTTTTTAATTATAGATTCAGCGATTTTGTCTATTTCATCTTGTGGAAAAACAGATCGGAATTTTTTTCTCATTGCATTTTCAAGATCCTCAAAGCATTTCTCATAATAGTGAACTAAATCTTGTGCAGCCCTTGCTATTTTTTCTTCAGCATTCGAAATTTCTATGCCTTCTTTATTTCTCTGCTGAAGCCTTTCTAAATGATCTTTTAAACGCCTTTTTGTTTTTTCCACTTGCCATTCTGCGAAGTTGGCATATTCAGATAGCTCCTGAAGAGACATTGTATTGAGGTGAATGTTTTCCATTTCTGATTTTTTAGATGATTAATTTTTCCCCTCTCGAAATTTTTCTTCGTTTATTTCTTGCTGAGGATTTCCGGCATAAGAAGTAATTTTTTTAACTTGCCATTGATAAATTTCTATCAGTATCGGATGTTTCTTCCCTTGATCCCAATTTTCAAAACTCTCTATCAGATATTTTCGTTTGCTCTTTGTAGATCCGCTCATCCTTCCTTCTCCAAATCCTAAAAAGGATTCTGATTTACCGCTCATTGATCCTGAAACATCAGTAAAGGCATCTACAACTAAACCAATCCTGACATCTTGTTTATCTGATAATGGTTTCAAATGCCTTTCGTTGTCATTAAAATCAATAAAGACGAATTCAATTGTATTTCCGATCATAGCGTTTTGTTTTAAAAAAGTGATTGCTGTCCTTTTGACCTTTTCAATTCCTCATCCTGGAGTCTCCGGATCTCCCTCAGCCTGATATAAGGATTTCCTGTCTGCGAATAAAAACACGGATAGCAGCTTATCCTTTGATTGCGATCATCGAGCTTCACAAAGAACGAAATATTGAAAGGGAAAGGTTTTCCGCAATGATCGCAATGAAGCTTTCCCTGGCCGGCCAGGATCTTCTCCCGGACATAGGATCTGGAATTGATAACCAGGTCCTCCCGTTTATAGACAATGGATAAACGGTATTTCTGAGCATAGCTCAGATCAATATCAAGTTCCGATTCTTCAGGATTCTCCATCGAGAGAAAATTTTATGACGAGATCGAATGATTCCTTTTGTGCTAAAACTTCAATCGCAGTTAAAAATTCTCGAAGTCTCCTGATCCGTTCATTATAAAAACTCAATAATATTGCTTCAAGCTCCTTCGAGCATGAACCGAATTTTTTCATTCCTTCTCTGCTTTTTTCAGCTTTTCTTAAACTTTCCTTTTGATGAGAATAAATGATTGCAATAATTATTTGATCTTCTTCATTAGGTTTCATTTCTGAAATCCGCTTCAGGCATTGTTCGAAGTCTGTCATGTGGTTTTGTTTGTTTAAAATGCGATGTGATTTTCAAATGCAGTTTCCCAATCTTCGATATTAATTTCTATGCGATCAAGTTTCTGCAACATCATCGAATTCATATAGCGGATGAATTCAGGAGATAAGTTACATTCTTTGCTATTGAGGTATTGAACGAATTCATCATGCGTTTCTAAAAGCCTGATTCTGGTTTTTTTGAGTTCATCATGAAGCTTCTTTAGAAATTCAAGGTCCTCAGGGGTCAATTCCATTTCAGTAATAATGGGAAAGTCTGACATAGCGTTTTTATTTAGGTTTGGTTTTTTCTTCGGAAGTCAAAGGAGAAGCTGCTGCTTTCAATTGATCAGTTGTATATAGGATCTTGATGTTGGTCCGTTCCTTTTCAAAATATGAATCCCGGACGAATTCATAAGTGCTGCCTGAGGCAATATCGAATTCTCCCTTTTCATTTGGATTAAGAATCAAGATCGTATAATTGCAATTATCTCTTTTTGCATAGGAGAGAGCAATCTGAATTATCTGCCTGAGATCGGTATGAATGATATGCATGTTAGCGTTTTTTTGTGATTTCGAATTGCATTCCAGAATTTTCCCATACTGAAATAGTCATTGTTTTGTCTTTCTTATAAACAAATCGAATATTATCTTCATGGACTTCATCAATAATAAATTCTTCTCCTTTCTTCACTTCCATATATCCGAGTTTATACCAGGGAGCTTCAACCGCATATTGACAAGGGCCTCCGTTCAGGCATGATCTGCATTTTTCCGAATCATGCTCTCCGTACCAACCGGAATATATTTTCTTAGCTCCTTTCGTGCAGATAACCTCTGTCCCGGATTCGAGAGAAAGCATTTCTTTGATCTTCATCCGATGATTTTATGTTGTTGTCTGAGAATCTTTGCAGTTCCTTCAAGGTAATTAACCAATGCTCTCATCTCCAAAACAGATGTTTTAGTCATGCGTACTTTACCGTCTTTTGTTATGCCTAAAGTAAATGCTAAGCAAGCATCCTGACTTGTGAGAGTTGCAAGGGCTTCAGGTCCCCATTTCATGTTAAACGCTTCCGGAGTGAGATCATTTGCTGACATAGAATAAGGATTAAAAGTGTTTGTTTATGATTCGGTTGATATTCATTTGCTGCATGAAAGGGAGAAGCCATTTGTAACATTCCATAAATCCCCGATGCAAAGCCCTTTCTCTTTCGCTCTCTGAGCGGAGCTTTCCGAATTGGTCTGCCTGAGCTTCTGCTTTTTCTATTGAAGGGAAAGCTTCAGGAGAATTCTCTTCGAGCGGATCTATCTCCGTTAATAATCCGGAATAATCCGGAATTGGAGCGAGAAGAATATTTTCTCTTATTTTCGCTTCAACAAAAGTAAGATCAAAAGAATCTTGTCTATATGTAGTTGCACAAAGTTCCCTCTGATTATATAAGAGATGTTGCAATGAATCCTCTGAAATAAAAATATATTTCTTAGACATATATATGAGGATTAAAAGTTTCCGTTTTTCGGGTCTGTGAACTGGAGGAGATCTCCGAAACGGGTAAACCATTCGCTGAAACATTTCCGCATCAGACCGAAATCTTCTCCTTTGGCATGGAGTGCAACCATTGGTACTCCATGACCATAAGCAATTCCGCATTCGAGAGCTGAATCTTTTCCAGATGGACCGTAATAAATAAGCAGATCGCAGAAAACAGCTGCTTTAGTATCGAAGTTGAAAGATTGGTCTGCTGCTTCCGTATTTATCCATTCTTCAAAATTTATGTCTTTATTGGCTGGACTATCCGGATCGTTGTGATTATTTTCAATCCAGCTGAGTACCTCATGGCCCTGATCTCTCAGAAGCATGGTTAACATTTCGACTCCGTGTTGATTCTTCCAGCTGGAAGCAATGTAAATTTTCTTTTTCATGATAGCGTTTTTATTGTTCGTAGTGATTGTTTTTTATTTCCTTAACGATTTTACTAAGCCAATTTGCAAAATCTTCACATTCTCCTTTTGATTTCGGGACCTGAAAAAGATTTGGCCTGAGCGTGAAACCTTTCTCTTTAAGAACGGAATCGAAATATCTTCTCATTTCGATTCCGCTTTCTCTTAGATATTTCTTCGTCTCAGTCATTATTCAATCCAAATTCCGATTCATTGTTTTTTAAGAATTGTAATGTGTATCTTCTTCCGGACTGATGCAAGATCCGTTTATCATTCTCGGTCAGATTAAAATCAGTTGCGGAGATCCCCATTGCGTCAATAACACAAGATCTCTTCAGCTCCTCCGGATCATTCTCAAAATTGATACTCTGAGCTTCCTCCAGGGAAGCAAGTACTGCTTTTGTAAACTTGATAGGATGATTGAATCTAAGCTTGTTATTTGTCAATGGTGATGATAGGTTATCCAGAAAGAAACCAACTGTCTCAGGATTTGGTTTTCCGTCCTGATCAAACGCAGTCAGAGGATAATTATACATGATCCCTCCATCAGCATAAAGATGATCATCCGGAAGAGAATATGAGAATTTCCATGCTTTGAAGAAAAAAGGAATTGACATCGAAGCCCGGACCGCTTCAGCTATGGAAATCTCTGGAGTTTGTTGGGTAGAAAAACGTTTCAGCGTATTCGTATTCAGATCGGTTGCGAAAATATGGAGATCTCTTCCGCACCAATCGTATAGATCCCTAAATGTTGCGTTATTGTGACCTATATTTCTTTTGATTAAACTTTCCATCCATTCCAGGAAAGCATCTCCGGAATAGATCCCGAACTTAGTCAAGATCCGGAAATAGTTTTTCTTGTCCAGGAATGAAGGAAAATCCATTGCTGAGGAGATCGAAGTAATTTCCTTCGCATTATACCTCAGGGCGAGTAAACAGGCTGTAATCGCTCCAGCTGAGGTCCCTGCAACAGATCGGACATCATCCAGCAGTTTATTCTCTTCCAATACTTCAATAACACCGGCATAGGCTCTGCCACGAACACCGCCTCCTTTGAAAACTAAATTTTTAATCTTTCTCATCATTTCTGTTTTTAGGGTTTGAATACCATGCTCTTGTAATAAAAAAAAGGGTTGCAGTTTGCGGATCATGATTATAAAGGAATCTTGACATCCTACCTCTGAAATCTCCAATGCCATAAGGAAAACAAAACTCTCCTGTATTCTTTTTCTCATACATCAATTTTCCTTCAGGAGTGATTGACAGACCTTCAGATTCATATCTGTCCCAATTTGTTTTAATCTCTCCAATATGAGGTCTGAAAGCTCTCTTCCAAAGAAAGCAAATCCGGAGGATGAACCGATCCAGCTTAGAAAGGACAGGAGGCATATTATTCCCATATATGCCGTATATGTATTTTAAATCGTTCGGAGATTTCATGATACAATATAATTCATATTTTTCAAAAGCTGTTCAAGTTCCTTCCAAAGTTTAGGGCCTCCTCCGTTGATCTCCTTAAATTCCCGATGATTTATATCGGAAACCTTTTTCCATTTATCCCGCACCTCTCTATATACTTCTTCTTCCCGGATATACATTTTTGAACGAAACACATTGAAAAGCCGTGTTCCCATCTGAGGACTCCTTTTGATAAATTCATCAATAGTGAGATTGGCAATCATTGAACGCAGCGGAACTGTCATCGGATTATTCTCAATTGCCTTTATCTCTTCTTCTGTCAATGTGCTTTTATCAACTTTATATTCCAGGCCCGGACCAACATTAAACGGAAGAGCTGGTTTTCCTTTCTCATGGATGATTCCGGTGAGTGATTCCACATCCAAAGGCTCAATCAAAATCATTTCAATGGCATTAATTTGAACCGCATTGATGTAAGTCACAATTTTTAATAAGCAAGGAAATTCTTCCCTTTGAAAAATCTTGATTTCAAATTTGAAATTCGTTCGGTCCACTCCATGAATTGAGGCTATCTGTTCCATGATCTATTTTTTTAATGTGAATAATCCCCGTGAAATTCTGACTTCCAAATCAGATACCATAACAGGAAATTCATTTTTAATTTCGCAATCGAGACAGCGCAATGTCGCAACCGGAGGTCTGGAATTCGTAACTCGATCAACTATATGCTCCTTCTTATCTCCGTATGAAATGTAAATCTGTCCTGGACTGATCATAATTATTTTGTTAAAAGTGATTCTATTGGAACATCCAATGCTTCTGCAATTCTTGCAACTATTGAAATGCCTGGATCTTTGCATTTCCCATTTTCAAGCCTGGAGATATGCGCTAATGTCAAATCAGCAGCATTCATCAGTTCCGTTCGGCTTATGCATCTAAGCTCCCGGATTGCTTTGAATTTATGATGATCAAATATCTTGTGTTCTTTTCGTGACGGCAATAATTTACTAAAAAATTTCTTTGCCGACATATCCGCATATACCATTGAAACAAGGCTTGCGCTTTTTAAAAGTTTTTCTGTCTCTGTTTCCTTATTCATTATGATTCTCATTAAATAAAAACCTTTCCTTTCCAATGCTCTCCCTTCCACTCCTTTTCCATCCAATCCGGTAAAATTTCTTAGGCTATAAAATCCATTCCTCTCCGTTGCCCTCCCTTTCATTCCTGTCCTGACCTCAAAAATGTCTCAGGCAAAATAAAACCTCTCCTTTCTTTTCCTCTGCATTCCAAGCACATCCTAACCTGTCCCCAAAAATGTCTTAGGCAAAATAAAAAAACCTTTCCGTGCCAGTCCAATCCGTTCCGTTGCGCTCCATTTCCTTCCTCTCCTTTCAAATGTCTTAGGCTAAAAATAAAGCCTTTCCTCTCCCTTCCCTTCAACTCCCCTGCTTTCCAATCCGGATTCAGATCCCCTCCTCTAAAATGTCTTAGGCTAAAAATAAAACCTTTCCTCTCCTATGCTCTGCTCTCCCGTCATTTCCTATTACTTCCACTCCTCTATAATTTCTTAGGCTGTAAAAAAGCCTCTCCGTTCCTTTCCTGTCCAATCCTCACTATTGCTCTCCACTTCATTCTATACCTCTGCCCTCCTCTCCTCTATTAATCTCTTTCATGGAAATGAGTCACTTCAAATAATCCGTATCGAGGACGGTAATCACCTATCCCCCCTTCGCGTCCTGCATCCTCCAGGGCCGATTTAATGACTTCAGCCGGCATAAAATCGTTTATCACCTTAATCGTAAAGGTAAGGCTCCATTCATTAAAGCGAGGACGCTTACGCATGATCCTTCCCTTTGTTGAAGGAATAACAACCGTCCTTTCGTCAACAACCCAATTAGGATTTTCATGCGGGATAAATTCAGGGAAAATGGTAATGCAGCCCTTTGCCATGTCTTTATAGGTTTTCTTTCCCTGGCCCTGGATCTTGTATCCGGACATACGTTTTACAATGGCCTGATAAATATGCTCGGAAGGCTGGCAAATGATTCCTTCATGCAGATATAAGTAATCCTCCGGATTATCACCTTTCTTCTGGCCGATGGATTGTTTCACTTTGGATTTCATCTGAGCTTCCTCAGTTGATGACATTTTGTGTTGCAAAAGAGGCTGAGTGCCTCTGATTCTTACTCCGATTGTTTTCATATAGCGTTTTTGTTGGTTACGTGTTTAAAAAAAACCTTTCCTTTCATCTCCTTTCCAAAGCCCTCCATCCCTTTCCGCTCCCGTCTGTCATACCTTTAATTCCTTGAATTGTCTCTCTAACATTTCGATCCGATCAGTAACAAATTCTTTGAGCGTTGGAGATCCTAGAAATGCTTTAAAAATAACATTTGCATTTTCTTGATTCAATCTAAATTCTCCTCTTATTGATACATGATTTTCAGCAATTGCCTGGGCTTCCAATTTATAAATCTGAGCCTTTTCTTTGTTAATTTCATCAATGAATACAAGCAAATTTTTTAGGTCCTGGATCTGATATTTCAGGTTCCTTCCTTTTTCGAATACTTCAAAATGTGATTCTTCCATAGCGTTTTTGTTTTTGATGATTAATAAAGCCTTTCCATTCCATATCTTTCGATTCCACTTACCTCCATTCAGCACCTCTCCTCTTTAAAATTATTCTTCAGCTTTTGGAACTTCGATTTCCGTTTCGTCTTTAGATCCTTTTTTTGCTGGCCGGGGGTCTTTCCCTCTGAATCTATTTGCTTCCATGATCGGAATATTTGCTTCCGTTGGAACATAAATTACTGCATTCTGATTTTTTTCCAATCCATCAACCCAAAGCCAGTGTATATATGCATCATTGTTCTGGAGGCTCTTTCCAATTATCTGATTGGATCTAGCCACTCCATGAGCGCGGATCGTATCTGCCTGAGCTAAAAGAGCAGATGATTCCATCTTTGCTTTTGCCTCGGCAACTGCAACCTCTCTCGATGATTGAGCCTCTGCTAATTTGGCTTCTCCGTCCTTTCGGGCCGAATAAACGCGATATAAAGGACAGCCATACATGCTGAGCATTATCAAAGCAACCGCAAACCATGCTATTCGAATTACAACTACTGCTGTGTTTTTTGTTTCTGTATCAATCATTGTTTTTTGTTTTAAGTGAGTAAAAATTCCTTTCCTTTCCCATCCTTTCATTTCCTGTCTTTTCCTATGAATAAAATATCCGGGAAGAGAATCTCTCTTCCCGGAATGAGACTTATTTTTTCTTGATTGGCTTCTTAGCAGCTGGAGCGGGTTTCTTCGCTGCGGGAGCTTCTTTCTTTGCAGCCGGCTTTTCTGTTTCGGCTTTCTTTCCTTCAGCTCTGAGATTTTTGATCTTCTCATTCATCCGGGCCTGTCTCGCATCAACTACTTTTTTCTGCTCAGCTTGCAAGGCTGAAATGCCTTTCGGATCATGTTCCTGAAGCAATTCAATCAAAAATGGATCATAATTATTTCCGGACAGATGTTTAAATCCGCTGTATTGAAATTCCATTTTGATTAAAATAGTAAACCATTCATGAATCTTTGTAATTGGTTTTCCTTTAGCAAAAGCAATCAGATCATCGAGATCCCCTCCGCGACCGTGTTTTGCTGCTCCAATATATTCCAGAAATCTATCAGCTGCCTCCATGTCTATATATCCAAACATGCGGAACAAAGCAATCTTACTTTCAAGATGAGTAAGCTGTTTTGGGGAAACATAAGTTTTTGATTCATTCATCAGCTTTTCATAAAGAGGCCGGATCTTCTCCGCATCAAGTTCCTGATTGCGTTTCTCCTTTTCCTGGAGACGTTTGATTTCTGCCTCAGCGGATTCTTTCGCTGAAGGTGTCTTTCCGGAGGAAGAGGATTTATCAGCTTTCTCTTTGTTGATCTTTATATACTCATATCCTCCAGCATTGTTTCCTTCAACTATGAAAGCTTTGATGTATTTTCCTGATGAGATCGCTTTGTTGAATTCAATAATATCCTGATCGTATTGTTTCAGGTCTTTATTATAGGCTTTCTGAGCTTCAGCCTTGTTTTTGTATTCTCCAAATCCTTCATCAGTATCATCAATGTCATCCAAATAAGTTTCCAACTCAGGAGGCTCAGGTTTATTCATTTTCGTGATTCGGCTGTCATACTCTTTATAAACTGTATGGCCGGCTTTCATAAGTTCCTGAGCTTTCTGGCCGGGTTGATAATTCCCGATTAATTCAATCGTAGGGTCCATAAGAGCGTGTTCCAGCCCTTTACTGTAATTCACTGAGCATTTGTTTGTAAAGCAAGGGAGATTCGTGCAGATCGCTTTTTTCTCCGCATCGGGGAAAAGGCTTGTGCTGGCTGCTGAATTGTATTGGCAATTGGTACAAGCTCCAGCTGATTCAACTAATTTTTTGTCAGCTATATCAAAAGGAGCATCCTTCAGATTCCCTAGATATTTCTTGAAAACACCATCGTTGATTTCTAAGTTCCCTTCCAGATCCTTGAATTTCATTTCATTCCAGAGCTGTTTTTGAGATGCATTCGGCATTCTGCACAATCTCATCGCAATTGTGAGAGTCATCCGGTTATCATAGAAAGCTTGCTGGAATTCAGGGGAGAGATCATTCAGCTTCAAACGCTGAAAGACATATATATGTGACTTGCCGATGAGCTTAGCGATCTCGTTATAATCAATCTTCCGGACCGCACACAGATTTTTGAAAGCAACTGCTTCCTCCATCGCATGAATATCGCTCCGCATAAGGTTTTCGATGATCTGATATTCGATAACCTGTTCATCGGTCAGCTCCTTAATAATGCAGTCTATTTGTATTGCCTTAATAAGTTTATGCGCTCTCAGGCGTTTTTCACCGCATACCAATTCGTATTTTCCTGCCTTGCCTTTTATTGGCCTGACAGTGATCGGCTGGATAAGCGTGTTCTTTTTGATGGATTCCCCTAATTCCTGGATTTCCTTTTCGTGGAAAATTTTACGAGGGTTTGTTTTGCCAATAGAAATATCGGCGAGGTTGACGGAAAGTGATTTCATGATAGCGTTTTTTGTTAGCGTTAATTTTTGAAATAAGAGTAGGGCATCTCTGCCCTACTCTGAATCTATAAAGGAATAAAAATTGTTTACTTTTTTTTGTTGGTCTGGATTGTTTTCCAAAGCCATTTGGTATCCGCAGCTCCGTTCACTCCAGGGATAATCTGAAAGATCTGCTCCAGATGCGTGTGTTCGTCATTGCAAACAATAACGGATACCGTTTTCGGGATGTTCGGATCAGCAGCAACAACGGCTTTGTTTTCTTCGCTGACGCTTACTGAAGCTGATGTATCCGATGTTGCAGCAGCTTGTTCTCCTGGTTTGAGGACCGGGGCAATAACCGGAGCTTCTTCAGTCACAGATTCAATTGCATCCAATGGCAACATGATCTGTTTGCTTCCGTCATAATGAAACTGGAAGGGGTGTTTTCCTTCTTCATCAACGCTATGACATTCACCGGCTTTACCGGCAAGCTGCTGAGCAGTCTGTTCAACTGATCCATCAGGAAAAGAGTAATTATCCTTAAATACTTTAAGGATAGCAGGGTAAGCAAGCAAAACCACTTTGCAGCCATTTTTGATTTTTGAATCCATTTTTCGTTTTTTGAGGTGTTTGATTATTGATTGAACTATAAGATATAAGACGCAAAGGCCCCAGGTTGATACACAAATTATGCCAATCCATTTAAATACGCTGTCCATCTGAGGGTAATTTTGATAAAGTTAGTATTATTTTTTAAATAGCCTGATCAGGAGGAGTCGGGGAATCTTTGGGCCCTTTCTTTCGTGTTTTGCGATTTTTAGGCTTTCGGGTTGTCTGCTTAGGGATCTTCGCATCCTGGTTAACTTCCTTTTCCAGCTCAGCAATTGCTTCCTTCTGAATTTTATCTTCTGCCTCGATATGGCTGATCGCAACGTTATATTCTGAGATATTCCGGATGCATATTGCTTTCTGATGTATGAAATATGCAATTCTGAATGCAGGATCAAGATGAATTCTCCAAACATCACTATCCGAAAGATGTTGCTCAGCCAATCCGTAAAGCTGGAGATCCTTCATTAATCCTCTGGCTTCATTCCAGCTCATCTGAGTAGGCCGGTCCGGAAACTTCTCAGACCTGTATGAATGGATCTTTGCTGGAGTGCCTTTTGTTTTTGATCCGATCATGTCTCGGAGATGAAAGAAAAAGGGTCCCATTGATTCCAAAATTATTCTCGCAACATCTTCCTGCCCTTTGATGGATCGGATTAATGCTGAATGAATAGTTTCAGGAGGCCCTTCCGTTCCGGTTATCATTGTCATTGTTGGAGTATCAATTGTTTTTTCAACTTTCATAGCGTATAAATTAAGAATGGTTATTCAATCAGAAAATGAAAAACGAGCAGATAAAGAAAAAAATCTCTCACAAAAACCGGGATCGTTTCTATCATTGATCGCTTCGCCTCTTCTAATTTAATTTTATCTCTTTGCCGGTTTATTTCATCAAGATGACATTTGGAAAATCCTTTTGGAGGATAACGATCCGAGAATTGTGTTTTAAGTTTCCACCAGGAACGAAACGAAATCCAGAATATTCTCGCACTTTTACATGCCATTTCAAATTGAGCAATGCAAAAAATGATTAAACAGATATATTGAGAGTGATCCATGTAATTTATATAAAGAAGATTTGTTGAATCAGAAAATAAAGGGCTAGGGCGCAAACTGTAAAATCTCTCAGCGTTTTAACTGCAAAATGTTCAACTACTTTGGCGTGTTCCTTTAATCTATTTTCAAGGATCTCCTTCAGCTTCTCCTCCAGATCCTCCGGAGAACAATTTTCGCATATACATTTAATAGGATGATCCGGATAAAAAGGAAGTCCGATTCCTGGTCCGTTGGTTCCCCGCTTTCTTATATTCTTCCAGAGATCTAATTGCAATTTGAACGCTTTCAAGCTGCTCAGAAATATTCTGGAATTAAAAAACAGAAGTGCCAATAATAGAAAACGGAGGAGAGCAGCTGCCATGATCAGAGATTTTTAAAGATTGCTAAAATAATGTCACCTAAGAAAGATCCGCTCATTGCTTGCTTCATCAACTCTCCCTGGATCTTATCTTTTAAATCAATCACCGCTTTTTTGTTCTTAACATACCTGATGATGTGATCCAAAACGCTCGATGTATATTTGTCCTTATAAATGGTAAGCAGTTTCCCCCAATCCTTCACCTCATTAATAATAGGGATGAGCTTATTATAATTCACTCCGGAAGCGTTTGTAAGGGCTTCGTAAATCAAATCTGCCTGAGCTTCTTCCCGGTCCTTTGAACCGTTTGTATTTTCTTGTGCTTTGAATGGCTGAGCTTTGGATGATTCGTTTTTCTTTCTATTCTCTTCATTCTTCACGAAATCATACTCAGCATTTATAGCAGCCATTATATTATTCGCATCCGCTTTGCTCTTATCGCTTTTGAACTTGTCAGGGTGATATGACTTTCCGTATTCGATCCATTGTTTACGCAGATCCTGGAGGCTGTCATTAATATTGAAATGTTTTAGGTCTTTTACTTGCATCTTGATTTGTTTATGAGATCAATGTTCTTATGATGCATTTTGATTATCCGATTCCGACATGCTGCACGTTGCTTCCGGATCTTAATCACTTCGAAATTTACAATCAAATTGTAAGTTTTGGGACCGCATTTCTGAATATGTGTTCTTATTCCAACTCGGTCCAAGTCGGCCTGTAATTCTCTGAATTGTGCGTTGGTCATGACTGCACTCCTTCCAAATGCTGAATGATCAAACGAACCTGGCTCGGGGTGAGATTCTTATATCGCTTCCCATTTGCTCCAATCATCTTATCGAGCTTGTCTCTGATGGGTTCGATATTGCGGGAAAATTCGTATTCGGACATGCCGTAATGCTCCCGGACAGTCTTGAATGACTGTCCAGTTAATTCTAGTTTCTTATTCGCCATGATTTAATCGGAGTTGTTTCATTTTATGTATAGCGTTTGATCAGTTGATCAACATTCAATTAACAATGCTGAAAGATAGAAATTATTTTTGAATCAATCATCATACAATTCATTTACGGTCCATGTTGAAGGAGTTGGGAATGTTTTCTGAGCATTAATCACTTCAACAGGTATTCTCTGTAAAATGAAAGTCTGGAGCGGAAGAAGGAAAGAATGAATCGTATGCCGGTTGAAATAAATACAAAGGGAAAGGACCTCATCATTCATAATCTTAATCAGATATAATCTTTCCTTTGTTATGTCAGGTTTCCGGAGTTCTATTTCGTTGCAAAATGCATTAATCATTTTTTTTACAATGCGATTTTGCAATTGCTTTAAAGATGAGGCTAAGAGATATTCCTTTACTCCGTCCTGAGTCTTTGCAGATCCCTTGATGCAGAGGTCTAAATAATTCTGGAATGCTTCCAGCTCTCTATATGTGGCTTTAATCTTTATCATCGCACTGCTGATTTAAGACCCATCTGAGAGCTTTGATTTCGATGAGTAAATTATTTCTCGTATTTATTGCATGCGATTGATCGGAGATGATTTTTAATGTTTCGCTCATTGATAATTGACCGGCTTTAATATTTAATTTGTTTTTCTTTAATTCATTCCTTTCTTTTTTAAGTTCATTGATTCGAGCGAAGATCTCTTCTTTCGTTTTCATCCCCGGAGATTCAAGCAAAGGTTCATAAATAATAAATTCCGTTAAATATTCCGCATGAAAGAAATCTTTTTCAGAATTACCATCTGGCCTTACCCAATACATATCTGAATGATCCGGAGGCATTGGAGGAACTATCACTCCTCTTTGTTTGCATTTTGCAAAAAGGGTATCAACTTGGATTATATCCTTCGCGAATTCTATTCTCGTTCCTTCCGGTATTGAAAATTTGTATGTAGCGTTTTTCATTTCTTAGGTTATTTACGAATTAGTTTAACATCAATCATTCCGATTTGCCCGAAATCTCCATGATCCTGATTATTCAATATTTGAATAATTCGCGTTAATCCTGGGATCACATCATACGCAGATCTGCCCTCTCCTTTATCAAACTTCAATAGATAATAGCTTTTCTCATCCTGAGCGATGATAAGGAATGGCTTTAAAACTTCTTCAGCCGAAATCTTTGCATTCGTCTGAGACATTACATTTATGATTTCAGAAAAGAAAATTCCTAATTCGTCTTTAGGCGATTCTCCATAATTCATTTCGCCGGCATCAATAATTTTTGTTATTGATGATATAGCATGCTCTATTTCTGACTGAGCTTCTTTTATCATTTCAGAAAATTTATATCCGAATTCAGCTGAAATAATCTCTGATCTGCTTTCAGTATATACTTTCAATTCTCTCATTCCTACTTTAAATTCCCTTAATTGAAATTCAAGCGTTTTTATTAATTCAATTTCTTCTTTGAGGAGTTTTTCGATGTTATTCATAGCGTTTTTTTTGAGGAGTTTATATTACTGGTTTTTTGATTTTGAATTCATTGGAATAGAGAGGAAACTTATTTTCAATTACCTGTCCGTTTTCGATCAGGAGAATCACTTTGGAAAAAACTTCTGGCCGGTTATCGTACATGATCACCTTCGCCAATTTCTTTTCGCTCATGTATTTAAAAATCAATCTCCGGAGATTTGAAATCATGATGTTTACATAACCGCTGTTCCTGTCTCCCCGGAATTTAACGGTCCGTTCATCAGTAAACCAAACACGCATAGCAATCGGACTTTCTCCCTGAGGGATAGCTTCCTTCCCGCATGGATGCAAATGGAATGCTCTTTTGCGGAATTCTTCGATCTTATCGCTTTTGAAGATCACTGGAGTCCGGGATTCGATCACTTCGATTTCTTCGCTCATAGCTCGGATTTTTGAGGCCGTTCTGTGTGTTCTGTATCTTGTGAACAGACAGTAACAACAGAGAACAACAGAAACAACAGAACCCAAACATGATGTAATATCCACATTCGTGAATAGGAATTTTTAATCGTGGGGGCCGGGGGCCGGCTGCCGGTGCGGGTTTCGTTCATTTTTAGCTATTTGAAAATTTTGGTGTTTATTTCAATCGAATCGGACAACCTCCAAATTTTCGCGTGATTTTCACGGTGATAAAAAGTTGTGAATTCATGCGTTTTTGTGCCCTTCTTAATCACCGGGACTCCAGCTGAGGGAATCATCAGGCCGATGACAGCTCCGAGCCTTACCGCATCCTTTGTGCGTGTTTTCGAAGCTTTGGGATTAACGTGTTCTTTGTATCTGCAAACTGGAGCTTCTCTATGCTTCACATCGGCCAGACCACGCTTTTTTAATTGTCTCTTCATGTATGCAACGTTGCGGATCGAATGGAATTGATATTGATCCTTCATCCGCATAGAGGACCGATTAACATCAGGATTTATAGCATGTAGCGCATCATAATCAGCAGCCCCCAGGGAAAATGTCTCTTTCTGCAATTCAAACAAATTAACGAGGTTAAAATCAACCTTCTTATTTTGCTTTTTGTAGAAATCATCAAATGCATCCTGTATTTCCGGAGTTTTGTTAAGCTTGCGTTTTGCTTGTGTGGCCTGAGCTTGTTGGTTCTCTAAAATTTCAACAGCTTTTAAGATGTATTCGACATTTTGTAATTTATTCTTTTCGTCATATCGGACAGTAATGAAATCAATTGAAACAATATCATACATCTCAGCAACTTTTTGCCATGATGCTAATGAGATGTGCGGAGCAAACATTCCTCCTCCTGTAAATTCGATGAGCTTCAAATCTTCCAACTCGTTTAAACGAGTCCAGAAAGTGCTGTATCCGCATTTACAGAATGGGAGCAGCGTATTAATTTGATCTCTATAATCTTTAATGTGACCGGATGTTGTCTGAGCTTTGAGACAGATAAATAAATCAAAGGCTTTAAGGATGCGATTAGTCACATACTTAGTACGCTTCTTCCGGTCCGAAACCAGCTGAGACGCTAAACCTTTAAGTATTTTGATTTCTGTCATTGCTAGATGCTCTTAATTTTCAAGTTCATTAATCTGACTTTCCAACTCAGAGATCTGTTCTCTGTAATAATTGGATAGACTTTCATAATCCCTTGAAGAGCGATCTAATGATGCTTTATAGGAGAGGAGTTTTTCTTTTCTTTTTCTTAATTCTTCAATCTTGCTTTCCTGAGATTCAGGAACATTTTTTTCTAAATCTGCCATTGGTTTTTTGTTTTAAGTGAGGAATTAATTGCCTATCCTAAGAATTCTTTGAAGTAAATCCTCCATGCCGTTCATGATGCGCTGAAGTATATTTATCAGGGATGGCCCTGCTTAAATGAGCAGCATTCGGATTTGTCGGATATTCTTTTGTGAGATGCAGATTGATGATGTATGCTGTATCACAACCAAAATCCTCAACGATCTTTGCTAAGGCTTCTTCCTTTGTAAGGACTCCGATAAAGATTTCATTGAAGATCATTGAGAAGGCAACGAATTCAACGTGCGTGTTTTCATTCTTTGCCATAAGAGGAGAATTAATCATGTTTTTGAAGGTTAGTGAACATTTTTAATTTAGGCTTCCCCGGAGGGGGAAGAGTAATGTGAGAAATTCATTACTCTTCCTTTTTTCATTTTGTGGTTGTCTGCAACTAATACACTTGATGCAAATTCTTCCAGTTATAAAACCATGCTTTCGCCTGGAATTCAACTTTGGAAGTTTCACCAAAGGATTTGCGAGCAGTCCCCTTCGTAACGGGATCGAAGAGAGGCTGAATGACAAACTCATTGATGATTGCAGCAGCGAAACAGATGAGATTAACCAGCGAACTCAGCAGAAAACTGAAGAATCCAAGCAGATAACTTTTCATGTTGTTTGTTGTTAGCGGTGATTCCTACTCTTTTCAAGATTTTCGGATTTCTCTTTTAGGGAGATTAACGCATTCCGTTTGGAACGTTCTGTTCAAGATAATTAATCAAGTCCCCAACTGTTTTCATTTTGAGTGCATCTTCATCAGGAATAGCGATTGTATATTCCTTTTCGCAATGCAGAATTAATTCAATGAAATCAACTTCTTCAAATCCGAAATCTTCATAGAAATCAGCTCTTTCGGTAATTTGCTGAAGCTCCAAAAATTCATAATGCTCCAGGATGATGTTTTTTACTCGGGAAGAAATAAGTGACATAGGCTAAGAAATTATAATTGTTAATTAACTGAAGCAAAAAATAAAGGGGAGGGGAAAACAGACCTTCTCTGTAAAACCTCCCTCCCCATGCGTAACCGGATGGCAGATCCATTAACGCAGTAAAAAAACCGGGCGGGAGCAGCCATGTTCCCGAACCCGGCATGAGTGTTAAACCTGTTCAAACACTCTAAAAGGAACCGGCCAGGGAGCCTATCCCCTGGACCGGGATTTGCGAATTGATCAGCTATCACACTAATCAATTGCTTGGGAAGAATCATTAATGAGATTAAGGCCATATTAAAGCATTTCTGAATTATTCTTTTCAATCCTGGACTGTTTGCGCCTATGCAAAATCGTTTTGAATTCCTTCCCTTTCTGCTTCAGCTCTTTC